CGACTCCCCCGACCCCAACGCAAAGGTTGGATTCCTGGAACCCGCCCAGGGTGCGGACGGCGCATTCGCGGCGCAGCTCGCCATCATGGAGAAGAACATCATGCGCTGCTCGTTTGCGGTTGAAACGCCGGAAATCAAGTCCGGTGCGGATATGTCTTCCCGCACCGTGAAGATGCTCTTCGCCGACTCCTATGTCAAAGCGCTCTCCGATTCCCTGGATTTCCAGCCGCTCATCAACCAGATCGCGGCGCTCTTCAAGCATGCCTACTTCACCGAAAGGGGCAAGACGAGCGAGGCCGAGGGATTCAAGATCAAGACCTACCTCGACCCGTTCATCTTCCTCTCCGAGAACGATGTCATTTCGGCGATCCAAATGCTCGTAGCCTGCGGATGTATGTCCCGCAAGACCGCAACGGAACTCGCCTACAACATCGGCTACTCCTCGCCCGACGAAATCAACCGCATCACCCAGGAGGCACACGACGAACTCGTTGCCCAGCAGCAGGCGCAGGCAAGCCAGCCGAGGAAGAACCCAGTTGCAGATTCTCGTAACAAGTAATGACGAACAAGCAGCTCACCGACCAAGCGGCGGCCTATAAGAAAGACGCAAACGACCTCTTCGACAAGGCGGTCGCCGCCCTCATCGCGCTTGCTTTCCGTTACTCATATCTCGGCGCCAACTTCCTCTGGGATGCCGTCCCGGAACTCAATGATGAAGCGAACAGGATTCTACGAGACCTGTCCGACAACGCAGCAGAAAGGGCCAAAAACCGCGCGATGAATCTCATCCGCGATTCCGGATGGGACGGCGGCGATGATGCCTGGGAGGTGGCAGATGCACATACTGACGAGGACATCGTTACGCGATTCGATCAGCAAGGCTCTTTCCTCAAGGAACTCCTTGAAATATGGATCGCGCTCGCTTTCGTAAAGGGGATGACGCAGAGCTATCTCAAGATAAGCGTACTGCGCTACATCCGAAACCCTTATCTCTCCCCTGCCTGGAAAGAACTTCCGCAGGGACTGCTCAAGTGGGGTCGCGGCTATCAGAAAGACCTCATCGCGCAGATTACGCTCATCGGCCAGGACGCAATCATCAGCACGGTGCGCTATGCAGAATGGAAAGCCGAGGAGGAGGGCGGTGCGTCTTACTACATCCGCCGTCGCGGTAGCGGATTCCTCTGCCCGCAATGCGACTCGGAGTGCGGCAAACCAATCCCCATCTCGGTCCCATTCTTGGAATCACACCCTCGGTGTATGTGCTGGCCGGAATATCACCACGAAGACTAACAACACTATGCACGGTAACAAGAGATCATGGACGAAATCTTCATTGAAACAAAGCCGCTTTCCGTCAACGATGCCTGGCAAGGTAGGCGCTTCAAGACGAACGAGTATAAGACCTATGAGCGCAAGATGCTTTGGCTTCTCCCACAAAGGAAACTACCGGAACCGCCATTTCGTATTTACTATGAATTTGGGTTCAGTAATCCGCTCGCGGACTATGACAACCCCTGCAAGCCGCTTGGCGACATCCTTCAAAAGAAATATGGCTTCAACGACAAACTGATCCACGAGGCGCACATCAAAAAGGTGATTGTCAAGAAAGGAAAAGAATACATCAAGGTCAGGATCGAACATCTTGACGAATAATAACTCTCTAAACTACTTCTATCATGGGAAAAGCAAAAACCACAACCTATGCAATCAAGGGAAACTCCGCAGCACGAATCAAACCTCCGCACATCGGCCCCAGACCGAGAATCGTCGAACTCACCGCAGCCAAACGGTCCACAGGGAAGAAGTAGGCTCATACTGATTCTTCGGAGGATAACAATGGCCGTGCAAGTGTTCCCGTTCATCTACACGGCCTTGTTTCTCGTCCTCTTCACGGTGTACTCTTTCTGCTCCGGCGCCTGGCTGGATGTCATAGACTATGTGTTTTTCGTATCTCCGATTGTGGTGCTTGCGCACCTTGTCTATTCGCGTATGCTGCTGATGTGTGCCTGGCATCGTGTCGCCTGCGCACTACCTATCATCCCACAATCGGTTGACCTATTCGACACATACATCTACCACTTTGAACACGGCGCCTGGGTTGTTATCACCATTACGCTCATACTAACGACGGCGATCTTCATGGTTGCCATTTACAAGGTATTCTTCACCGAAAATGGAAGATTTGGTCGATAAGATACTCATAGCAACGCTAAGATTCTGGATCAAGAAAATCAAGCGTGGCGATTGCACCAGGGAGCAGCAGATGGCGGTCCTAAACGCCATCGAGTCTTCCGGCGGTGCGCTCGGCACGGTGGATGAAATCGCAGACTTCTTCGGCAAGTCCAAGGATGCCGTCAACGGAGTGATAAAGCGCAGATACACCGGGAAGCCAAGAAGGAATGTGGTCTTATACTCGTTCTCTAAATTCATCCGGATTGCCCCGAAAGGTTGGCGCATAGGAGGCGAACAACCAAGAGGTTAGGATTTTTTCGACCATCCATTCATCGCCAGAGGGCAGATAGTGAACTTTGTACCAGCGGCTCGCTTTGAGCCGTTGGTATTTTGTTTCACTTTTAATCTTATTCAAGCAATGGCTGATGAAATGATGAACCATTGGGGTCTCTCTCCCTATGAGAGCTTCAAGGTGTCGGAAATGTCGTCCCGTCGTCCCTCCGGTACGGCAGTGGCCGGTCTCGTCCTTGGCACCGTTGGTGCCGCCCTCGGCATCGGTGCGTGGATTTTCGCCCCTATCTTCTCCAACGCAAAGGCAAACGGCGTCCGCGACCTTGCCAACGCGCAGTTCAACGCGAACAACCAGCAGCTTGCTACGCTGACCAGCCTCCTGGCCAACGAGCGGGCAGAGCGCGTCGCGCAGGGTTACACTATCACCAACACGATTAACGATAGTGTTAGTGGAAGCCAGCAGGGCACTTTAACCGCTCAACAGGCAGCGGAACTTTCTGCTGTCCAAAGCGTCCAGAACACCCTCTTCAATCAGGCTGTGCTTGGCAACATGCAGCAGTGCCCGCAGAAGGTGGCTATCTGGCGCGATGCGACGGCGTGTGGCTGCCCCGGTTGCGGCGAGTAATCCATTCGAGGGGGCGCGCAACCCCGCCCCCTCTTATGATTAGTTCTTTGACTTATTGACAAGATTTTTCGTAGTCGGGTAGATACATCCACGAGTAACCTTTGTATTGTGGTTTTTTTCCGCTACAACAACGGCTTACCGCAGAATGGTGGAATCCGAATCTTTCGCACTCCGCCAACGACACGAAGATACGAACAAGGCGTCCACACTTAATCTGCGCCACCTTCTTTTCCAGAGGTACATTTGGCACACCAATACGAGCAGAGCTTGCAAGTAGAGATCGCCGCTTTGATATTGGATTTGATAGGTTCATCGCTTGCGTACACCACCTCAAATTCTCAACACGATTATTGAGTCCGTTCGTGTCAATGTGATCAACATTTGGATAACCATCCGGGTTAGGAATGAACGCCATTGCAACAAGACGATGACCGGCCATGTGATAGCGTTTACCACCCTTCCTAAAGGTGAAGATGTTATATCGGACGGTGTTTGTGTAATGGACGACATCCCCTCTTATGAGTTTTTGTTCGGTGTGGTGAAGAACACCATCACTTCTAACATACTCTCGGTACATCGTGGCGACTCGTCCAAAAGACGATACCATGTAATATCCCTCCCACCCGACAACATCTCTCCACTCTTCTCCTTCGAGCCTAATAGACTCGATAAACTCTTGATTTGTCATAATGCCTCAAGTTTTATGCGATTCAAGACTATAATAGAAGGGGAAAGAGGTCTTGAAACTCTTGTCAGTAGGTTAATTACTCCTACCTATTCCCCGATACAAAGATAATAAAATTCGGGATAAATGTTCAACAAAAACAAACGGCTATCCGAGATGGCTTCAATGATCAAACCAACAAGCAAGGCCGCACTCAAGCAGCAAGCCCTATACCTCTCGCGTTTCGATGTGGCAAAAGCGGAGAAGATGTACGATTTCCTCGTCAAAGGCATGGAGGATGCGTTGCCGGATGTTGAGCCGGAGTCCCGGTCTTTCATCCAAAACTTCGGCGAACAGGCGAACGGCATCTTCGGGTGGCTTCGTGAGAACCAAGATATGCTCACGCAAGGGCTGGACTTCGTTCGCGGTGTCCTTCGCGGAAGAAAAGGCGCTCCGGCACCAGCTTCTCCGCTTCCCCCGATAAACGGGTAGCCTATGAGCGGATTCGAGATGAAGTTCAATGTGTATGCCAACTCCCAGGAGGAGGCAGACCGGGCGTCCGCAGCCGTCAAGGGCTTTGTGTCAGCTATGGCGGAGAAAGGGATAGCCGTCACCGCAGACAAAATCACCGCCGCCGTTGAGCGGTGGAAAGGAAACTACTTCGTAACTAATTATTTTAAATAGGATGGAAGAAAAAAGATGTACGGGCGATTGCCTCAAATGCTCGTTCCAACAACAGGTGTATTGCGCGGCCCAGCATGGTCACGCCATCATGACCTTCTTGCCGGGCATCATCGAGCGGCTTGACAGAATCGAAAACGCGATGGCCAAGTTCGGCCAGGCAGACATCATCAACCCCTTGAAGAAAGAAGATGAAGCACAGAAAGACCCCGGTGCAGAGAATAGGGGGTCCTCAAAAACAATCTAATCTTTCATAACAATGGCTTGTTACAACAATGGGCAGACCTATGTGAACACTTGCATCCCTGCCCCCGGCGCTACCGCCACCGATGCCACCTATGTGGTGGACCTCACTCATTACCTCTGCGGCAACCGCAAGGTCTGCGCGAACGGGGCTTACCCGATTTCTGGCGACCTCAAGTACACCGCCCTCGGCGCTCCGCAGTCCGTAGGCAACGATGCCTATGTCATCGACATCCTGATCACCGGCAACGTGACCTACATGCCGTACCGCAATGGTCAGTACCAGTGCGGCTGCGAGTGTGCGTGTCCGAAGACCGACAACATCTACGCGACCGTCAGCGTACCTTGCGGCTCGGCCACCGCGCCCACCATCACCGCAGGGACCGTGATCGCGTCGCCCACGAACATGCGCGACTGCTGCAACATCACCAATGCCGTCTCTCTCGTTTGCTCTTTCAACCTGGCGACCGCTTAAACTATGTGGAGGGAGGCCGCATTTCTCGTCATCGGATGCGTCCTGTTCATAAGCATGGGCCTATCCGATGAGGTGCAGAGGAGGATTGGCATACAATCCAAGTTCCTCTCCTGCCCGAAATGCCTATGCTTCTGGTCAACGCTCCTCCTCCTGCTCATAAGCGGATGTGAACTAATAACCGCAGTTTGCGCCTCCTTCCTTTTTTCTTATGTTGCTATGTGGGCCGACCTCGGCCTATCAATGCTAAACAAGAAGTACAATGAACTTTATAAACAAATATCCGACACCGAGGCCGCAAAGACCAAACCCGACAAGAAACGCAACAACGCAAAGGCCGGTGCGAGTCGTCCCGGCGTGTCCGAGGTGCGGAGGAATCACAAGTAGAAAGAATGGAAACACTCTATGAAATGACCAAGCGCCTCGGCAAAGGCCAGGGCGAAGGGATGATGTGGGACACCGTGAAGATCGTGTCCGATGCTGTTGAGGAAAGCATGTCCACCAAGGACAAGGAAGCCCTCTATGCAAAACTCTTCGGCATGCTCTCCGGCGGACACTTCGACGAAGACCACGCCACCAACGAGGTGGTAAAGATGTACTACATAGATAAGGACGGCGCAAAGCGATACGCGCCGTTCTGGACGATTCCGGAACTGGAGGAGGTCTATGAGTCCGTAAAGGACCAGATTCCGTCAGAATACAACGAGTGGGACTTCTATGTCACCATGCAGATGATGATGGCGAAGTACCGAGTCCTAATTGAGAAGTGGTGGCCGGGAATCAGCGCGGAAGACCTCGCAGAAAAGGTAAGCGACCTCTCGGTCAACTACCTGGCCGACAAGGACGGCATCCACGGAACGAGAAAGATATGGTGCGAACTGCACCCATCCAAATAATTATTCCTTGTCTCGAAGCCCCGCAGTGATGCGGGACTTTTCTTTTGCTATCCGCTCGACCTTATGCTCGATCTCTCTCAGTTCCTTGAGAAGACCAACGATTGCGTTTCCGGACTCTCCGAGCGGGTTTCCCTCTCCAGTGAGAAGCCAGCGGCAGTTCAACTCAGGGAACGCCCTGGCGATCCGCTCCGCATAAGGGCCGATGTCCGGGCCGAGTTTACCAGACCGGAGAAGCGACACCTGGGACTTGCCGATGGATGTCTTGTCGCTGAACACCTGGGCGGTGCCGTCGCAAAGTGTTTCTATGATGTAGTTGATTCTATCCGCCGAGTTCATTTCTTCAATATTTTTGCGAGTTCTTCCAAGTTACCGATAATGATTGTTTGTGGAGGCGCCGCTGGCGTCAACTCCTCGGATTTCGGCTTTGTTACCATATCGCCGTCTCCGAGGATGAGCCAGGTTGGGGAAATTCCCAAGTCGGAAGCAAGAATATCATATATAAGGTCGAATCCCGGAGCAGTACCCTTACCCCCGACAATATCCTTCACGGCATCCGCTTTTCGCCCTATATGGCGGCAGAACTCAGACTTATTCCCTCCGCAGAGGGCGTCAATCGCCATAGCGATCCGTTTTCTGATGTCCCTATCCATAACACAAATTCTTGAGGTACAATAAGTTACAAAAAGGGGCAAAAATTTTTGTGAAATTTCCCAAGTTTTTCTTGCATATTTCGGGAATATTCCCCAACTTTGCAATCGGACAAGGATAACTAACCGAGTCGATTGACAAAAGTGAAAGGATACTCCCACAAAAAGAGTCTTGCCCTATAAAAACATTATAGCGAGTGTTTTCGGCGGCAAAGATAGCGAGTTCTCTTCACATTTACAAATCACCCAATAAGTAACATTCCATTGTCCCTCCCGTCCATCCGAGTATTTGGTGGACTAAGCCCAAGCGCGGGTCACTAAAAAACGCATCAGCCGAGGAAACTTTCCGGGTTGAGGAGATGAAAGAGAGTTCGGAGGTGCGAGCGCGGCAGCGGAGGAAGCTGCGGTGAAAGCCGGGAGAAATCGGCGCACGGGGATGCACGGCATTACCCTACCATCCAAATCAAAAGTCCGTAACGCACCGATGCCCAGTTCCAAGCCTGGGATGCAAGAATGCGGAGGACGACCAACTTCAAACACGAAACTAAAGATGGATATTAAGAAGATCAACGAATTTATGTCCCAGTCCCGCTGGACCGACATGCTCAAGGAACTGACGCCGGGAAAGCACATTCTCCCCTGCCCTTCCGTTGACGCGATCCGGTCCTGCAAGGCTATCGCGTACTCTCTCAATTCCGACAGGAAGGGGCGCAGATACACTTTCCATGTCGATAAGGCGAAACTCTCCGTGACAATCAATGTTGAGGAATATGGAAACGATTAGCCTTTCTCCTTCGGACCGAACGCTTATCTCAAAACTCATAGAATCCAACAACCGCCTGGCTGATGCTCTCACGCAGAAGAAGACCGAGCGTGTCTTCTCGTGCCGCGAGTTCGCAAAGATGATTGGCAAATCGCCGCAAACCATCTCGCGCTACATCGCCCAGGGAAGGATCAAGAAAGCGGTTCGTGGAGGAGTAATCGGAATACCGGAAAGTGAATTACAGAAGATAAACGCGCAGTGATGCGCTCTCTTTTTCCATTGTTTTTTACTAATAATCTCCGATAGTCAAAACTATCTGTTAGGGGAACGGCCCGGCTGGTCTGGGCGAGAACCGGCATGAATCTTTCGTGAGTTGCAAGCTCGCGCCGGGAGAAAGGCGAGGGTTCGATTCCCTCTTCCCCTTCAAAATCAGACACGCTAATTCATCTCTACAATTTTGTTTCACCAACCCCCACGCCGTCTGAGTGGGGGTTAATCTTCGTTTGTTATGGAATGGATTTACACCAATGATAACCCACTCAAGGTTGTCACGCTCTGCTCCGGATATGACTCGCAGCTTATGGCTCTCCGAAACATCGGAATCCCCTATGAATGTGTTGCATGGAGCGAAATCGACCCTTTCGCCATCCGCGCACATAATGCGGTCTTTCCCGAACTCGCGGACAAGAACCTCGGCGATATGACGAAGATCGACTGGAGCAAGGTGCCGGATTTCGACCTACTCTTCTACTCCACGCCATGTACCGATTTTTCAAATGCCGGCAAGCAGGCAGGCGGCGAAGAGGGTTCGGGTACAAGAAGTTCAATCCTATGGTGGACGCGCTATGCCATTCTCCAGAAGAAGCCGAAGTACCTTATCATGGAGAATGTGAAAGCGCTCGTGAGCGAGAAGTTCAGACCGCTCTTCCTGAAATGGTGCAAGGAACTTACCGAATACGGATACACCAATTTCCAGCAAGTCCTCAACGCAAAGGACTACGGAATCCCACAAAACCGAGAGCGAATCTTCGTGGTTTCCATCCTCGGCGATGCGTGGTACAATTTCCCTCAGCCGATGGAACTCAAGCTGCGCCTCAAGGATATGCTTGAGGAGAAAGTTGATGAGAAATACTACCTTGACCAAGAGAAAGTCAACCAGTTCATAGATGGCCTTACCGAAGAGAAAAAGCAGTTGCTTGAGCGGGGGTAATCCAACGACTGGGAACATACGGCTCGATGCTATGCTCTCTCGTCTTCTTGGTCTTCCTTGTGGTGTGTATTTCCTGGATTGCTACAACCTTGCATCGCGCGATAGGACGACATGCACAATCAAGTCAAGCATCAACCAAAACAATGACAAGTTCATCCTTGAAATCTCCGAATGATCCAGTTCCGATAGCCGTACTTGGAAGCGCTCAACGGAATGCTTTCTTCGGTCTTGTCACATCTTACTGCTCTTGCGTAACCGCGGCTTGTGGAATGGGCGGCGGCCAGATTCCTATGATAATTGAGTCTTATGATACGCATTAGACCGATAAACATAGATAGGGGGGGCGGCGAAATGTATCAAGGCAGGATACTACAAGTATGGTTGGACGAACTTCACGAGAAGCCTTCTTGGAATAAAGGACGGGTTCTCCGCAACCGCAATCATTGAGATACATGATAACCCATGCCCTAACAACACGGAATCCGAAAAAGAACTACGATAGACCATCGTGGGCATCCATCGCTGGTGCGCTCCTCGCTACCGACTACAAATCTCCACCACTCGCTCTACTCGTTTATGAACAAGACGACAATACGGAACGAGATCATAATTGCATTTAAGGTAGGACGGCATCAGCAAGACCGGATCATCTCAACAGAGGGGGTTCTTCCAACGATTCCCGCCGGGCATCACAACAATGCTCAATGGATGAACCTTATTCTTGTCTATGAAGAAGACAATACCAATCAACACAACGGCTGACGGATGTGCATTCACGATAGTCACACGATACGAGGGAAGAGCATATCTAAAGT